CCGCCAGCAGTAAATGCCGCAGCACCGACTATCGCAAGCGCAGCAACAATCGCACCCACCGCACCAATCACTTTCATCTCAGGCACAACAACGATTGACACAATTACCGCNCCAGCAAATATCACCTCTGGCGGTGGCACGATAATTCTTATCCCTACTGGCGTATTCAACACAAGTGTTGTAGGAAATATCGCAATAGCAACAACATCAGTAGTTTCCAAAGCACTACATCTGACATACGACACGACCACTGCCAAGTGGTACCCGTCTTACTAATCCAACTAACTAGGGAGAAACACAATGGCACTTGATTACTCAGCATTACTGACAGATGAACAAAAGCGAAATATTTTAGAGCAGAGAATTACTAATTTTGCTGCTGATGCCTACGCTAATTTTATTAACAAGAAGTCAGCAGATGCTTTAGGGGATACTGATGCTGCTGCTACTGCTCAGACTAATATTGACACGCTAACGAAAGCTATTGAAGTCCATCAAGAAGAACTTGCCAGACTTGAAAATGCAATAGCCTGATACCATTACAACAACGCTGAATTAAGAGAGCGACTAGGAGATAAAATGGGCTTGTTAGATAACTTTGCAAAAAGAGTTGCGGACCAAATAGTTAAAGCGCCTAGTCTTCCTGTCGGCGCGGTAACAATGACAGAAACAGAAATGCGTAACGCACAAAGCAACACAACAAACTACGGCAACTCAACTCCATTACCGCGTGAACCTTTCTTAGCAAGTGTTCCGTTCGCGCCCGGAAATCCAATAACGCCAGGTTCTATCAACCCACTTAATCCAAATACAAATCGCCCTGACCCACGCCGTTATGAATTTCAAGTTGCNCAAAATGTTAATGTTACAGAGACGCGTTTAATNTCTTTCAAAACATTACGCGCTGCCGCTGACCAGATAGATATTCTTCGCCGTTGCATTGAAGTGTTGAAAGCAAAGATGCTCGGATTAGATTGGGATATTGTTTTATCGGAAGATTCAGGCGAGAAAATTATTTCTGACATAGGTGGAAATCAAGTACGAGCAGCAGAACAAGCGCGCGCGATATTTAATGAAGAAATAAATCGTATGAAAGATTTTTGGAAACAACCTGACAAACAAAACGGTTTGTTATTTTCCGATTGGTTATCTATCGCGCTAGAGGAAATCCTTGTGTTAGATGCGCTCGCAGTATGGCCTCAGGAAAGTGTCGGCGGTGATTTATTAGGTTTGCAAATACTCGATGGTTCAACAATCAAACCACTTATCGATGATAGAGGTATGCGACCTGTCGCACCGTATCCTGCTTTTCAACAAATACTTATGGGCTTTCCTCGTTCTGAGTTTTCTGTTTCAGATGAAGATGATAAAGCAGATGGCGAGTTTAGTTCTGATCAACTCGCTTATATGATTCGCAACCGTAGAACAATGACCGTGTACGGTTACTCACCAACTGAAAGAGCATTACCACTTGCGGATATTTATTTGCGCAGACAACAATGGCTTCGCGCTGAATATACCGATGGCGTTACTCCTGAACTGTTAATGAAAACCGATGCGAACTTCGGCAACAATCCAGATTTACTTCGCGCATACGAAAACATTTTCAATGACGAACTCGCAGGACAAACGGAACAACGCAAGCGCGTTCGTTTACTTCCGCTTGGTATGGAACCAGTTCAATTCGAAGGTTACGGCGAAAGATTCAAAGATACTCTTGATGAGTATTTGGTCAATTCAATTTGCGGTCACTTCGGCGTTCTCCCATCTGAAATTGGTTTCACTCCCAAAGGTGGATTAGGTGGCGCAGGTCATCAACAAGGGCAAGCACAATCATCAGAAGTCATCGGCGCAATTCCGTTAGCGCAATGGCTCGCGCGTATGATTTCGCATCTTTCGTATGTGTTCTGTGGTATGCCGCGCGAACTTGAATTTAAGTTTATGCCTAGCGGTAGAAACGATTTGAAATCTATGGCAGAAGTTCGTGAAATCGAAATGCGTAACGCTGGCGCAACGATAAATGAAATTCGTTCCGAATCCGGAAAAACTCTTTTTGATATTCCAGAAGCAGATATGCCGATGGTGATTGTCGGTGGTACAGGATTTTTTCTTACGGAAGATGGTGTCAAACCTTTCGCAGATGTAACGGAAGATGTTCAAGCCGCAACAGTAGATAGAACTGGAATCGTTGTTGATACTGACGCNCAAGATGAAACTGTTACANATNCTTCAACCGTTGAAGATACAAGCGCAGTAAAAGCACAACAGGAAATAAAACTATTTCTNAAATGGATTAANAAATCTCCTGACCGCGCTTTTAATTTCGTAGAAGTTCCAGCGACTTATTCGCAAGTGTTAAACAAGTTCATATCCGTTAAAGATTACGACTCTGCTCGGTGGTACGCAGAGCGTTATCTTGCNTAGGGAATAACAGTTGAANACTAAATGGAAAAAAAGAAACGCTATGAAAGTTCGACTTGCGGCAAAACACGCGAGCGCAATTCAGAAAGCGTTACGCAATTCTGTTGATGTTAAAAAGATAACAGATGATTTTTTTTCTAGTTTTAATCTCGCACCGATAGCTACGCAAGAAGCACGAACTTGGGCGGCATTAAATGTTCGACCTAGAACAGATGAGTTACACAAAACATTAACGCGTTTATATTCAGAAGGATTTGTTCTCGGTCAAGATATTGGCGTGTCTGCTATTGCCNAAGTTGTTGTAACAAATAAAGCATCAAGCACCGCGCCGTCATTGAAAGATTTCAAGAGAGCGTTAGCAATAGATTGGTCCACTTGGAAACCCGGACANAGAGCNGCAGCACAATTAGTTAAACCAAGCGGTGCGTTGAAAGCGTTAATGAACTCGCGCGATGCAACGATTGAAGGAATTACTAGAACAACGCTCGACAGAATTGGAACGCAACTTGCTTATGCATTACAACGCGGTTTAACTGCTTCAAGTGTTAGTGGAAACATCGCTGACATACTTGGTAAACCTTCGGCAGAACGAGCAGCATATTTAGCGCAACAATCAAATGTAACAATTAAAGATATTGTTAATGACCCAGAGCGAGCGTTACTAATTGCTAATACAGAAATGACACGAGCCGTTAGTGTTGCGAACCGCGAAACATATTTGGACTCAGGCGTGGAATTAGTTGAGTGGATTGTTTCTGACCCTTGCGATGAGTGCGAGTTGAACAATAGTGCCAGCCCACTTCCCATTGACGAGGAGTTTCCAAGTGGAGACACCGAACCACCTGCTCACCCGAATTGTGTTTGCGATCTTTCGCCGTATGTCGTTGATACAATGAATCTCGGTGCAGATGCTCTATCATTTATTCTCGAAGGAAACTAAAGGAGAACTCAATGGCATTAGTTCATATCAACGCAACCGCAGGAACAACTCCTACATTAGTGTGCCAAGTTCAAACTGGTATTCAACGCGGTGTAGCAATTCAAATTCAAAACGGTGATGCCGCTTCAATTTGGATTGGTGATGCAACTATTGCCGTTTCAGGTGCTACCAAAGGTCACTTGATTGTTGCCGCCGCGACTTTTCAGTTGTGGTGCAGCGCTGGTGACAAGATTTATGCCGTATCTTCTGCTGGTACTGCCGCAGGTGCGGTTGTCATTACATATTCAGGCGTGTGAAATAAATAAAATCGAAATAACTTTCGCAGATGTTCCAGACATAAAGGAGAAGTAAATGGCAAAGGATTTCACAACATCATATTTCGCTATTACAAAAAAAGAAAAGCAAGCAGACGGAACTCTTTATGTCTATGGAAAAGCAACTGATGACAGTATTGACTCCGACCAACAGATTTGCGATTCGGCTTGGTTGTCCAAAGCGATGCCCGATTGGTTTAAGTCCGGTGGAAATATCCGTGAGCAACACTCAAACATCGCCGCAGGAAAAGCAAAAGAGTACGAAGAAAAAGCAGACGGTCATTACATTGGTGTTCTTGTTGTTGACCCAACTTCTGTATTGAAATGTGAGAACGAAGTGTTTGGTGGTTTCAGTATTGGTATTCGTTCGCCACGAGTTATTCGTGATGAGAAAGCCGTGAACGGAAGAATCATTGACGGAACTATCGTTGAAGTTTCCTTAGTTGACCGACCTGCTAATCCAAACGCGCGATTGGTTCTTGCCAAGTCAGAAGGCGCAGAAGTAATTCAGGTTGAAGAACTTATTGAAAATGAAGTAACAGAAGAAATCGTTGTTGAAGAAATTGTGGAAATCCCTGTGGAAGAAAGTGTTGCGGAACCTGTTCAAGAAATCGTTGAAGATGTTATCCCTGCCGAAGTTGTAACAGAAGAAACTTCGTCAGAAGAAATCGTTGTTGAAGATGAAGCAGAAAAAAGCGCGAAGGCAATTATCGAACTCGCTAAAACTCTTTCACCTGACATTAAAAAGTTTGACCAAGCCACTTATGAAATTGCTCGCAACGCACTTGCTTCTCTTATAGCTAGTGAAGCAACCGAAATGATTGAAGGCGATGACGAGCGTTATTCTCTTAACTGTTTAATGGAATCTGTTAATGCGTTACTGAATTGGAAAAATGGCGAAGCGTGGGAGACAGAAGCAGAACCGTTGAGTGATGTAACAACTGTTGAAATGTCAGACACGCCAGACGAAAAGATTTCTGAAATTAGCGTTTCAGATATTGGTAGCGATGCAGTTACCGCTATCATTGACAAAGCCGTAAAGAGTGCCAAAGAAAGTGTTCTCAGTGAGATTGAGATTTTGAAATCAGCGAGTGAGGCTGACAAAGAAGTCATCAGTAAACTTGAATCTGAATTAGCAACGGCGAAATCAAAAACCGCAAGTGGTGGACCAAAGCGCGCGGTCATTAACAAACCTGTTTCAAGTAATGTTAATGAACTTGTTTTGAAAGCGATGGAATATCGAAACAAATCTGCCGCAACTCTTGACCCTGTTCTTGCTAAGGGTTACAAAGAAATTGCGATTGACTTCGAAAAAGAATATCAAGCACTCTTAAACAAATAACATTTACGAAAGGAAAACAAAATGGGTCTTAATGCCCCTACCGCAACAGAAATGTTTTCTGACGCGACTTCTGCCAAAGATGCCGCGTTCAAGAAAGAAGAATTTGATGTTGCTTTCAAATCAGCAGTAGCCAATAGTGTTACTGACCCAACTTCNATTATGGCGATNAANAGTGGCGCATCAACTTTCGCGCTCGCTTCTGGTAACCCAATGGCACAGTTGGAATTGCTCGCCGCAAATAAGTCTCTCAGCCCTGATGCACTTTCAGGTTTGCAAACTGCTCTTGCTTCACAACGATTGGTTATGCAAGANATTCAAAAAGATATTTCGCTAACTTCTCCACTCTCAACTGGTTTCGCTGCGTTCGACTTGGAAGCACCTGCGAAGTTGCTTACTCCACGACCAACGCCACTTCGTAATAAAATCCCACGCAAAAAAGGCGTTGGAACTTCTCACCGAGTAAAGCGTTTGCTAGGTCATACTGGTACTGGTACTGGTGGAGTTGGAAATATATGGCCCGGAATTACCGAATCAACAACAACCNCATTTGGTTCTGTTAGTTACGAGCGCGGTGCAAAGATTGCTTATGCCGCCGATGATTTGATTCTGCCATATAACTCTTACTCTCTATCTGATTCAGTTTCGTTTGATGCGAACTTCTCTGGTATGGATTTCCAAGATTTGCGCCAACTTTCTTCAACTTCAACATTGTTCGCAACGATGTTAATGGAAGAAAGAATGATGCTAATGGGTCGCGGTACTGCTTCTGGTTATTCAGGATTGCTTGCAACTCCAACCGTAGCAACGCCAACACTTTCAACTTCAACCGCTGGTCAAACTTCATTGACTAACGGCACAACTTATTATGTATATGCAACCGCCGACGCTGGTGCGTTCGGTGAGTCTGCACCTTCAACAGTTGTATCTGTACTAACCACAACCGCAACGCAGGTTATTAACATCAGCATTACTCCTGTAGCTGGCGCACTTGGTTACAAGATTTATGTCGGAACAACTACTGGTGCTGCTAACGCTTACTATGCTGGTCGCACAACTGCACCAACCGCAATTCTTCAAGGTTCCGCTTCGACTAATACTCTTGGCAACAACCTTGTATTCGCAACAACTGGCACATTACTTTCAACAGTTGTTACTGCTCAA